GGGTTTAATAGCTTGGTAATTCCGGCCTTGACCGCTGTGCCGGCCATCGTTCCCTTGATACCGGCATCCGCCATCTTACCCATGATTGCAGTCATTCCCTCAAGTGAGAGATTGGCCGCATCGGCCATTGGTGCTGCCATCTTCATCGCCTCACCAAGTTCCAACACATTAAGGTTGGCACTGGCGGTGGCTTTCGCCATCACATCGGCAAGTTGCCCAGTTTTGCTTGCCTCCATACCCAAACCGGATAAGATATTTGATGCAATATCCGCCGTGGTTGCAAGATCGGTACTCGATGCTGCTGCCAAATCCAAAATACCAGGCATGGCCGCCATGGTTTTTTGCGCATCAAAGCCTGCCATCGATAAGAAACCCATCGCATCGGCTGCCTCGGATGCACTAAATTGTGTGGTGCGGCCGAGTTCCTTAGCTTGGTTTTCTAACGCTTTTAAGGTTTCACCGGTTGATCCACTGATCGCCGACACTTTATTCATTGCCGACTCAAAATCACCGGCAGTCTTTAAAGAGAAGCCCGCAAACGCACCCATCGGCGCAAGCATCTTGGTTGAGATGTTTTTACCGAGTGCGGCCGCTGATCCACCCACCGATTTAAGTGATTTTTTAATCGACTTAAACGCTTTCTGTGTTTTGTTCTCAGCGGTGATTACATATCTTGCGCTTGCATTTGCTGCCATTATTTCCTTTCCTGCTTCAGTCTAAAATAAGCCGACCACATTACAATTTCATCCACCGTCAAATCCATAATTTCATCCACCGTTTTGTGTAGATGTTCTGCTAATTCATACAAAAAAAGCAAATCACGATCTGACTTTAACTCTTTAGTGCCTCGCCCTCATCCGGCTCAATCTCATTCATTGCATTAACAACGCGCGACACAATATCCGGATCAAACTCATTCATGATTTCAGTCATGTGGATTTTGCGCCAGATTTGTTTGCCGTCTTGATCAAGTGATCGCAAGATAAAAGTCATAATAATGGCTTCATCTGGCTTACCCTCGTTTACCAATCTTAAAATCTGTCCTTGGATCTTGAAATTAGTGGCCGCTTTAAAATAGATTTTGGCAGTTTCGCCATTATCGTCTTTCCATTCCGGCACATCAATTGACAACAAATCACCGCTGATGCGATCCTTAAATTGGCTTTTGGCGATGTTAGTGTAATTCATCGATTATGCTGTTGTATCGCTTAATGCACCAGATCCAGTAAATGAGAATGACGTTGCCACCATGTCATCTTGCGATCCCTCAATTGAAATTGAATCAATAATCGCTGTGCCGGTTTTATATTTAGCACCGGTTGCAGTTCCCTCTGGATAAATACTGATCGTTATTTCTGCACCCGCTGTCATGGCCAATTGTGCGGTATCGGTTTCATCCCAATTTGCATCCATTGATCCACTAAATGATGTTGTGCCGGCGGTAAATGTTTTCGCCGCATCGCCCAATGTTGTTGTTTCAATTGTTTCAGCACTTTCTTCAATGCTATAACTTTTAATTTCGGCGACTGTATCAGATCCAACTTTTACAACGCCCTCACTACCTTTATGAATTCCCATTTGCCTTTACTCCTTTAGATTTAATTTTTTTTTCCTTAGTCGTTTTTTCGATCGACCAACCTCGTGCTTGCGCATTATGAATTTGTGACTCGTGTACCACGATTGCCTCAGATCCATCTTTATACATTTTTGGCATATTGCCTCCTTTAACTAATTAAAGTTGTTACATCTGATTTATCCACTCGATACAAGCAAACAAATCGCATATTCATTAATCCCACCGGTTGATCAGAATCGCCCGAGAGTTCAATATCTGCACCCTCAAAATCAATGTCCTTACATTTGCCATTTAGCGTGGTATCACCACTTGCAAAAATAGCTGTTTCAACTTCCGCGGCGATCGTGTCTAACACGTTGTCTAAATTAGTGCCGGCTTTGGCTCGCGCCTCAACCACAATATTTAACAACCTAAGTTGTTTGTTGGAGGATTCCTCACCCACTTCCTCGCTTAACGTGTAAATGCTGAGCGATGGCACAACATCATGATCATAAACACGAGAGGCAAATACATTTGCACCCGTTGTTGCCAAACCGGTTAAAGTGGTTTTAAGCTGATCGCGAATTTGCTGTCTTACATGGCTCATTGTTTCTCCAGAATAAGTGAGGTCAAACCCGTGCCATCCGGCTGAATGCCTGCCACCTTGTATGAAGTGGCATTAATCGTAAGTGCATCGCCATGTGCAATGCTTGCAACATTAGCCTCAGCGCAAACAAATACCGGGCGCACACCCTCAATGCCATGTACCTCAACAAATTGGTTGTCGAAAATTCCGGCGATAGTAGATGCGCCGATGGTGGCATTGTCTGCCATCTCAGTGCTATCCAAAAATTCGCTTAAATCTTCTGCAAACATTTTTTATTTTTTCGCCTTTTTTTTAGCCTTTGTTTCGATGGCTTTATTCATGCCGATTAATTTAGCGGCTAATGTTTTATCAGCTTCAATCACATCACCTTTTGCAAATGATGCGCCATCAATACCGACTGCTGTTAATAATTGTAATTTCATAATTTATTCCCTTTTTATAAAGAATCACACTCAGATGAATGCAATTTTTTATAAAGAGAGCCGGATTACCGACTCTCAATAATCAAAACTTAAATTAAGTGATGATGTCTGTCATTGCTGCGAACGACTCAGCGTGACGTACCGCGATGTCAACATCTTGTAGTGCAACAACACGAACTGTGCCAGAAGCTGAACCCGTTGAAGTATCCACGTTGATGTCAATGCCACCCCACGTACCGATGATCAAGTCATTCCAGTTACCAAACAACATTGAAGAAAGGTTTGAACCCGTTCCTTTAGTGCCATTTGATGGTACTTGATTTGATACAGCCGCGCCGTAACCACGTAGCGTGTTGCTATCTGACCAAACATACTGCGCTGTGCCAGATGCTTTTTCAGTTTGTAATAACTTGCCGCGAACCGCTGCATTAGTTAAGTAACCTAGTGCGCCCATGTCTGCGTTATCAACTGAAACCGCTGACTCAAGATCAACAATATCAGCCCAATCCGGTGCTGCACCATTTGTGCCGCCAACTACTGAACCAATGCCAGACGTATTTAAAACGCCCGTTGGTTGGTTAGATGAGCCAGTGCCATTGATTGCTGCTGAATCGATAGCCAATGCCAAAGATGTTGCTAAGTCGTTACGAACAAAAGACTCTACATCTAAAGAAGATTGCAAAAGCATCTTGCGTGAGATATCTGACATTGAGCCAACTGTCTTTGGTGACATTGATACTTGATCAAACGCTGCTTGTGATTCTGTGATCGCGCCTGATTCTGCTACCCAGTAAGAGGTTGCGCCGCCAGTTTGACGTGGGATTGCAATGTTGCCAACCAAGTCGTTCATCATAGTAGCACCTAAGCCAACGGTTGCCATCTTGTTTCTAAGCATGTCAATGAATGAGCCAGATAATAAATCTGTTGCTACTGTATGACCACCGGCCGTTGTAGTTGTAACATTCAAATCACGCATTAAAACGTCTGTTGGGATGTAGAAGCCTTGAGCGCGTTTGCCCAATTTGCTTGCCATCTCGTCTGACATTTCACGCTCAAAACCTGCATCGTTCCAGTTGCCCGTTACTAACGCATTTACCGCACGAACGATTGAGAAATCGTCTGTTTGCTTATCCGTCATGCCGATTTTAGTATCTTCAATCGCTGCTTGCTGTGGCTGACCCTTTGTGATTTTGTCTAATGCTACACCGCGAAATTCATCCATAGAGCGATCATTGTTTTTAAACTGGCTGCCGATCTCTTTAAGTTCCGGGTGTTTTGCAACGATTGCATCAATCTCTTGCGAGCGAGTACGATCTGCTGCTACTGCGTCGCGTGCAACTTGTGCCGCGTCGATGTTGTTGTTTTCTGTTGTCATTTTAACTTCCTTATTTTTAGTTTTTAAATTGGTAATGGTGGTAATATTTTCACCCTCAGCAGATCTTGCAACACCGATTGAATTGTCCGCAGGCACACTCACCACGCTCACTTCAAACGGCTGCCAATTGGTGGCAACAAAAGTTTCCACGCCATCCATTGATCGTGACTCGTCAATTTCCATTTCATTAATGCGATAACCCACTGAAATGTTTTGACGTATTCCATCCACTACATCTGTAAATATCTCTTGAGCGCGCGCTGATTTAGAAAAACGCACAACGGCCGTGCCACGTTTTCCATCCACCAAAGCGCTTTCCACTCGTCCTATCTGATCGGATGTGTTGTGATCCATAAGAAGCGGTGCGCCATCATTCAAACGCCCCAAGTCGACTGATTTAGGCGAGTGATCTAACACTTCCATCCCAAACCATCGTTCGACTGGTGCATCGCTCGAAAATGATAAACTCACCGTACGTGCTTCTTCATCAATCGCACTCCGATCAAAATTTAAATAGCGGGTTAAATCACCCGTTTTGATTTGTTTCATTAGCTGTAACCTCGTTATTAACACTTAAATTTAAGCCTTTATCTTTGGCTAATTGTTGTTCATAAGCGAGTTGCTCATAAACATCCTCAATATCGCCGCCTTGCTCGGCAACAACTTCTGATGCCGTTTTAATACCGGCATTAATTGCCTCAACTGAGGCCTTAATATCTTTAAGAGGATCAACCCATTGCCATGATTTAGGCTGCCAACGAATCTCTGACAGTTTGTCAAAATCTGTCATGCCCATGCCAATTGAGCCATTAAGCAATTGCATGCCTAGCCATTGGTCATAAACACGATTCATAAAATGCTGAATCATCCAATTTTGTTTGACGCGCCATTGATCGCGTTCTTCAATGGTGCCAGAGCGGATTGAGGAAAAACTAACCCCCTCCAAATCACTTGATAATGAGTTATAAGCCACACCCAAACCACTGGCAATACCACGCAAAATTGCCTTATTGAATGACTCAAATGCGCTTGTTGGATGGGTAGGATCAAAAGTTGTAAAATTGGTGCCGGACGGTAGCTGTGCAAATTGGCCTGGTTCGGCTGAATCAATCAAATAGCCTTGATCATCTTCACCCTCACCCATAAATGAATCGCCGGCCTCTGAGGTGTAAAAACCCATCTTCGATGCGCCAATTCTTGCCGCCACGAGTTCTGCTTCTTCGTATGCACCAAGCATATTAAGCCTTGACATAGCCGATGCCATCCAAGTTGCACCACGGATTTGCTCAGCGCGCTCACCCATAAAGGCGTGGATAATATTATCCGCATTAATGCGCTCATATCTTGCACCAGCCGCAGCGGCATTTTCAAGGTTGGTTTGTAAGTGGTAAGCCACCGGCTTGCCAGTGTTATCAAACTCAATACCCATTCTTATTTGTGCGCCGCCACCTAGGTTTTTATTGAGGTTTTCATCAAGGCGATTAATATCCAAAAATTGGAGTTTAAGACCAAATTTTGACTCATCGCGCACCATGCGCACAAGCACCTCACCATCACGCGCCGCGCTTTCAATAAACAGACGTTGCATCTCTACAAATGACAAACGCCCATCCCAGGCACAATGCATAGATTTTGACCACTGCGCCCAGGCCTGCTCAACACGTCGATTAGATTTTTGATCGAGCTTGCCTTTGGCTGTTTTAGATTTAACTTGCAACAAAATACCCTTAGCACCCACCACATTTGACACACACATCTGCAAATATTTGCGGGCGTAATCGTTGTTTTGGCTTAAATCTCTAGCGCGAGTGCGCAATACTTTGCCACCGGCCTGCAAATCTTTGTTAATTGATTGCGAGGTGGTTGCCCATGATGAGGTTAAACGATCAATCTTTGCACCGGAGAACGCACGTTTGGCAACGGCTTTTTTATGTTTTCTAAAAATAGATAAAAAATTCATTAAAGCCTCGTTTTAATAATGCCGCCATGGCCTAAACCATTACGGATGCGTTCATTGCGAGTTTCACGCACGTATTCAGCGCGGTATTTATCTCTCAGCAAAATCAAATCAGCAATTGGTGTGCGCCATAACTCGCGACCTTGGATTGCATATTTTTCTTGATCCTTTGAGGCTCTACCCTCAATAGTGGCCTCGATTGCGTCCAACACTTTTTTAACGTGACCACGTGGGTCGGTAGTGGCAGCATCGCGATTGGATTTAACTTCCCACGTGCCACTGTCAACGGTAACGCGTTCAGAATCAGAAGTGCGGATGATGTAGGCTTGCCAATGATAAACACCGGCAGTGTAGCTGGCTGTTGTTGCCTGGCCGACTTCAATAATATAATCACTACCACTTTCTGATGCGGTGATCTCAATCTCGGTAGTACCGACATTTTCTAAACGTGCGGCGTATTTAAGCGAATAATCGGCAATTGGATAATCACTATCCAAGTCGCTACGCTTCCAAACAAGACGATCGCCGGCGATAATTGCGCCAGGTTCGGTGGTT